ATGATAGCATCTCCTCAAGGGTTTTTAGATCAAGGTGCTAAATGTATAATGTTTACTAATGAAGAAAAAGCACAAAGGCATATGTTAAGAATGGTAACAGCATCCTGCCAAGAAAGGATAGCATACGTAAAAGAATATAAACATAAATTTGTAGATAAATGGAAAAAGAAATCAGAAAAACTTCAAGTATTTGATTCTAGTAGCTTGACATTTGGAGAAATGGAAGCAATAGTAGAAAAAGAAAGACCAGATATAGTAGTAATTGACATTTTGGATAAGACTCAAATAGGAGGGACATTTGCTAGAGATGATCAAAGACTTACAAGTTTGTACGCTGAAAGCAGAGACCTGGCTAAACGACAAGATTGTGTAGTGTTTGGTATGTGTCAGTTATCTGCTGAAGCATCTGGTAAAATTATATTAAATGATTCTATGTTGTCAGGCTCAAGAACAGGCAAGGCAGGTGAGGCAGATTTAATAGTCTTAATAGGAAAAGAAGAAACAGAAGAAGGCGATACTAATATGAGATGGATTAATATCGTAAAAAATAAAATAACAGGTCAGCATGGTAACTTTGCAGTTATATTTGACCATTTAACAGCATCTTATATGGAATAAGATGTTAAAATATTCCCCTATTTTTTTTCATTTTAGTAGGGGGTGACTGAGTGTGATGGTGTAAGAGTGAGAATCTAATCCTCCTCAAGACTGAACTCACTAATGTACATATCGATTGTTTACTACCCTGTACAATCTAACGCACTCAGTCACATTTTATAGGAATTATTATGTATAAAAATAAATTAGTACTAGATATTGAAAATAAAGTAACTGATGGAAACCCTTCACCTTATCATGTAGATAATTATTTAGTATGTGTAGGTCATGCACCTGTAACAGATAAAGTAGAAAATGTTACAGTAACTTGGTTTAAACATAATGAGTATAGAGATGCTTCAGCTAATGATTTTACTGAACTGCAAATTGCTTTAGACAAAGCAGATTTACTTATAGGGCATAATATAAAATATGATATGTCATGGTTGTATGAATGTGGATTTACTTATACAGGCGATTTATATGATACTATGATTGGAGAATACTTATTAGCACGAGGCGAAAAGTTATCTCTGTCTTTAGCAGAATCATGTAAAAGAAGAAATGTTACACAAAAAAAATCAGAACTTATTGAAGAGTATTTTAGTAATAAAGTAGGTTTTGAAGCTATGCCTATAGCTCTTGTAGGTGAATATAATAAATATGATATAATATCTTGTGGAGAACTTTACTTAGAACAAGACAGATTGTTTCGCACAGAAGAATATAAATCTATGTTACCTATAGTAGAACTAACTAATGAAATGACTAAAGTACTTATAGACATAGAAAGAAATGGTTTGGCGATAGATACTAAGGCTTTAGAAACAGTTAGAAGAACGTACGATAATGAAAGAACTTTTAGATCAGCACAGAATAAAGACATAGTAAAAGAAGTAATGGGAGATAAACCATTTAATTTGTCTAGCCCAGAACAATTATCTGAAATAATATGGTCAAGAAAAGTTACAGATAAATACGAGTGGGCTAAAGTTTTTGGCATAGGCACTAGAGCAGGAGGGACAGGTAAATATAAAAATCGTATACCTAGAAGCGGTTTAAATGATATAATTAAATCTCAGACTACCATATCTAAAAAGACTCAAGTACGTCAGTGTGTAGCTTGTAAAGGAACAGGTGTTATATTTCGTAGAAAAAAAGACGGAACTCCATATAAAAAACATCCTAAATGTCAATCTTGTAATGGTACAGGATACACTTATAAAAATTTACCTGAAGTAGCAGGTTTTAAATTTTCTCCTACATCAGTAGATCAAGTAACTGCAAATGGTTTTGCAACAGACAAAACTACGTTAGGGGCTTTAGTAGAAATTGCGGAACATCAAGGTATGGACAAAGCTACTTTATTTCTATCTAATATGCAAAGAATTAATGCACTAGATACATATATAAATTCTTTTTGTAAAGGCATACAACAAAATGTGTATGATAATGGTATATTGCATCCTCAAGTAAACCAGGTGCGTACTGCTACAGGAAGGCTTTCTTCGTCAAAACCTAACTTCCAAAACTTACCAAGAGGTAGTACTGCCAAAGTACGAAAAGCTATTGTGTCTAGGTTTGAAGGAGGTAAAGTACTAGAAGGAGATTTTGCACAGCTAGAGTTTAGAACTGCTGTCTGGGTTGCAGATGATCCTGTAGGTAGGAAAGAAATAAATGAAGGCTTTGATGTTCACGCATACACATCTAAAGTATTGACTGAAGCAGGTCAGCCTACATCTAGACAAGATGCAAAAGCTAGAACATTTAGACCTTTATACGGAGGTATGTCAGGCTCTCCTGCTGAAGTAGCTTACAATAAATCTTTTATAGCCAAATATAATAGAATAGGAGATTGGCATAAATCTTTACAAGAAGAAGCTATAGCAAATAAAACAATAACTACTATAACAGGTAGGCAGTTTGCTTTTCCTAAAGTAGCTAGAACAAAGTATGGTTCTACCTTCGCAACACAAATTAAAAATTATCCTGTGCAGTCCATTGCTACCGCAGAAATAGTTCCTTTAGCATGTATTTTGTTTAAGGAAATATTAGACTTAAAAAAATATAAATCACTTATCATTAACACAGTACACGATTCTATTGTTGTTGATGTGCATCCTGATGAGATAGATACTATACCTTTTGAATTAAAAAAAGCTATGTTAAAAGTACCAGAAAGGTTGCTTTCTCAATTTAATCTTACTTTAGATGTTCCTATGGAAGTTGATTTAAAGATAGGAGATGATTGGCTAGATATGGAAGAAATACATGATGAACAACGAGAAGATGTTTGTAAAGTGGAGAAGAGAACTATACCAATACAACAAACAGCATCCGTACAATAAGATTACTTTACCTAAAATGTCATGGCAAAAACATGGAGAAAATATAGTATATAAAAAAAGAATAAAATACTAATAGTTTTAACTTGACTTTACAATAAAAAAAGGTATAACTCTATAACACTTTAAAAGGAGGTCTATATGACAACAGAATTAACATTAACAGAAAATACTTTGCCTTTTTCTCAGGCACTAGAAGCACTAGGAATATATGATGAAAATACATCAAGCTCTATGGTCAACATTCCTAGAATATCTATTAACAATAAGACTAGGTCTGCTACAGGATCGTCTATACCAGACGGTACAGTAAGACTTGATCACCCTACTTATGGCGTAGTATACGCTGAAAAAGCGTGGATAAGAGTTTTTCAACAAAGATTTTTTTATCAACGTTATGATGAGAATGCTATCTTTCAAAATAAAGAAGGTAAAGATATGAGAGGCAGATACGTAAACCGTTCTGTCTTTGTAAGAAATCCTTATGATGATGCTCTTGACGAACTAGGAACAATAAATTGTGGTAAAACCAAAATAGAAAATTGGGATAAAGCCACTGATGATGAAAAAGCCTGGTGGAGAGGGTCTAAAAAATACAGAGTTCTTTTTGGTTTGTTACGAGTAGAAGATGCTGTAAAAGAAGGTAATGGGGAAAAAGTTTCTTTTGATAATTTTCCTGTAATGTATCAGATAGGTAGTAAAGATACTTTTAAAAGTTTTGGTAACACATTATCTGAATTAGCTAAAAATAAAATACTGCCTTATAATAGAGAACTAAAGTTTGAAATGGAGTATAAACAAACTCCTGCTATTAGTTGGTATGTAGTTAACCCTACTATTGAAAAAGAACCTTTTGAGCTAACTGAAGAAGATTTAAAAACTAATAAAGTATTTAACGAATACATATTATCTCATAGTGAGACAGTTAGACAAAAAGCTTCCGAAGCCTCTAAAAAAATAAATGATGCTGAAGTAGTGCTAGATTCGGAAGAGTTTATTGAAGTAGTAGTCTAGCATGAATGATAATTTAGCTAGAATATTTGCTTACTTAGAAAAAGCTAGTGCGGATAAATCTACTATGTCTGATGAAATAGTAGAAGAGGCAGGTGAGTATTTTAAAAAAGCTTTAAAACGTCAGTTTAACCCAGAAAAGAGAGTGTTTAAACTACGCCCTTCTAATCTGGGTAAACCCTTATGTCAGTTGCAAATGGATGCTATGGGGGCTGAAAAACAGCCACAAGACTCTACATTTAAAATGCGTATGATATTAGGGGATACAATAGAAGCTATATTTAAGGCTATCTTAAAAGCGTCTAACATATCTTTTGAAGATAGTGAAAAAGTAGACATAAAAATAGGCGACCATGTATTGTCAGGTGAAACAGATTTATACATAGACGGTAAGGTCGATGATGTAAAATCTTGCTCTGCTTGGGCATACAGACATAAATTTTCTTCCGATGCAAACATGAAAGAGCATGACACTTTTGGTTATGTAGACCAATTAGTTATGTACTCACATGGATCTAAAAAAGATATAGGCGGTTGGTGGGCTATTAACAAAGCTACAGGAGAAATAAATTACCTGGAGTTAGAGCTTACAGAAGAAGAAAAAAAAGAACGTTTAAAAACAATACACAATAAAATACAAACTATTAAAGATAAAAAACCTTTTAAACGTAATTTCGAGGCTGTGGAAGAAACTTTTAGAGGTAAGAAGACAGGTAATAAACATCTTTGTAAAACATGTTCTTTTTGTGAATACAAAAATTCTTGTTGGGATGACCTTAAATATATGCCTCAGCCTGCTTCTTCTGCTGTTAATCCTCCTTGGTATCATTATACTGAGATAAATAATGAGGAAACTTAATGGCAAAGAAGCCACTCGAAACGGGAAAAGACATGATTATTGTTCGTCTTATTCCCAAAGCAGACGCAAACGGAGACTGGATGCATGAGACTGTTATTACCTGTAATACGTCTGCTAACCTCCCTGATGATGCTTACGAGCATTATCTTGACTTGGCTCGTGCTATGGTTGGCTTTAGTTATGTCGCATCTGATGAACTTATTGACCTCCATACCACTTTTTTTGATAAAGCTATTGACGGGAAAATAACAGGAAAAGAAGGAGAGATGCTATGGAAGTCACTCATAGATTTTGAACTGGAAGAACCTGTTGTGGAACGAAAAGGAAACGTAGTACACGTGGACTTTACAAAAGAAGAATAGTAGTATTCTTTAGGTCAGCATTAGGTATGTTTATACTTAATACTTTTTTTAACTTAATAATAATAACGAGTAACACAGATGAAAGTTTATTTATATTTGGTAGAGGTACACTGAATGAAGAAGCCTACAGCATCGAAGTATGATGATGTGAATTATCCACAACATTATAATAAAGGAGGCATAGAAGCTATACAAGCAATAGAGGCTTCTATGTCATCTTTAGAATTTAAAGGATACTTAAAAGGTAATGTTCTTAAATATATATGGAGATATGCATATAAAGAAAAACCTATACAAGATTTAAAGAAAGCTAGATGGTATCTAGATAAACTAATAGAAACACATGAAGATAAAAGCTAGGATAGTAGTAGA